GAGTAAAAAGCTATTTGTGGGTTTTGATTATAGTTAGGTAAAGAAGCTAATTGACTTGTTTCAGGATTGTTTTTTTGATTGTTTGTAGCTTGTTTTATTGCTCTATCTACATATCCTTTACCATATAAACGCTCTAGTTCTTGTCTTGGAGTTGAATATCTACTAAAAGGATAAGTTTCTTCAGATGAAGAAATAGTAGGTTTGAATTGCTTTTGAAACTTTAACCAACGTTGTCTTAAATACTCTGTATTCTCTCTACGAGTATCTAAGTCTTGTTTATTAGCATAATCTTTTCCAGGTTTAATAAACACTTCATTAATGTTATCTGGAACAGGATAAGCTTCTTTGCCTATTTCAAAGAAAAGTTTACCACCTTCTCGTACTGTTAGATTTACTTTGTAATTTCCTTGGCTATCGGTTCCAGAAAGTAATTTAGTGCCTTGTTGTGGATTTAATTGAACAATAATTTCTGGTAATGATAATGTTCTTTGTCTAAATCCAGTTTGTTTTCTAAAATCTATAACACCTGGCATAGAGAATAAAGGTATAGAACCTTGTTCTGTTGCTGTTTGGCTTAATACTGAAGAATTAAATTGAGTTTCATTAACTGGAGTACCTCCAAGTGTTTGAATCCAAAATTTGTATTGATTGTAGTTTGGTTCTTGTGATAATAAACTTTCTACAATAAACTGACCCTCGTTGGTTGTTTCACCAATTAAATAAGTATTACCGTTTACAGTATATTCTTGATTTGGAGAATACCAAGGTTGGTTATCTGGGGCTAATAATACAGTTGCTTCTGTTCCTCTTAACCCCTTAGCTAAATCCATTAATACACCTCGTCGGTGATCTGGGTTTTCTGCGTCTAATACCCTTCTACTATTATTAACAAAAACTCCATCTGAGTTTACGCTATAATTATTTTCTGTATGCCTACGAACATTAGCCGATTGTCGATTACTTTGTGTAGCCATTGGTGTTGCATTTACAAGGTATCTACCTGTAGCTGTAAACAATGCAGGATCTCTAAATATTTCTGGTTGTTCTACTACTTGCTGTAACCAACTAGCCATAAAAGGAGTTGCTTTATCTGGAGAACGTTCAAAAAACTTACCTAAATAATATTGAGCTTGTTGCTCAGCGGATAGATCTTCCCATTCATAAAGAATATTAGCTCCAGTTTCATTTTTCAAATAGACAGATCCATCTTTAACGTTTATATCGGGAATAAGATTAGCTAAAGCATCCCTAAAAATTTCTATGTCTGTTCCTTGTCCTTTAAAATTAAATTCTTCAGCTAAACTAGTTAAAACACCTGGCGTTAGATATTTACTTTCTCCACGAGTACCCATCAGTGCGGTTTGAATATTCTCAATTTCACCCAAACGCGGAGAACCATAAGCCATCCTTGGAATTCCTGTTTCAACTAAAGGTTTCATATTTCCGTAACCATCTCTAGCAAGAGGACTAGTAGCAACATCTAAAAAGGCACCTACTGTATTAATTCTTTGTTGCATTATGTCTGTAGGTTCAGTTGGAGAAACTGTATATAACATTCCTCCGTTATACGAGGCTGCTTGTTGAATCATTGCACCAAGTAAATTAGTTAGTTCAGATCCACTACCAGAAACATAACTACTAAAGGTTCCTGATGGATCTCCAGTTCGGATTCCACTAAGTACTGAAGAAATTCCGTAGATTAACATTGGATTGTCTTTAGCTACATCAACAAAGTTTTTACTTCCTAGTTGACGCAACATAGTTTCAAATTCCTGAAAAAATTTTGTTTTTTCTTCTGTATTTGGCATTTGTGCGAAACGGGATGCAAGATACTCTAATCGCATGTAATGACGCAATCCTGTATCATTAAGGCTATTATCATTATTTAAGAATGCTCTACCTTGTAATACAAAGTTTTCTGGAGAAACAACGGTAGTGAAATTAGCACCTGTTGGGTTGTATCCAGCTTCGTTTCTAGATAACTGAAACAAAGGAATTGTTCCAGGAAGTCTTGCTAAAGTGTCATTTAAATACTTTAAGTTTTGTTCTCTTTCAGAAGAACTTGGTTGATTTTCTACAACTTTGATTGTTTCTACAAGATATTTACGCCGTTCTCCTAACATTCCTTGAAATGCTCTATCTTCTCCTTGCATAACTTGTACTTGTCTACTTAATTCGGGATTAGTACTAAGAACAGTTATTTGATCATTTGGATTTAAAGATAATAACCAAGGTATAGTTGATCTAAATGTAGAATCTGAACTATTAAAAAACTTGCCAAAGATTACTGCGTCGCTTGCCCCTACAGATGGTAAACCTGTTAAAGCTTTAGCTGCACTTCCTTTACCGACTTGAGAGTATTTAAAATCAGCGTATTTACTTAATACTTTAGTTAATAAACTTAAATCACCTCTAGCAAAACCACGACGATCTAACTCATCTCGTTGTTTTGGTGTAAGGTTTTTGTAAAAATCTAAAATAAAGCTTTGTTGAGAATAGAAACCCAAGTCGCTATCTTCAGATTCTATTAAAGAATTAAATTTAGCAATTACATCTTTTGGTAAACCTAATAATGACTCTAATCTAGTTTCGGTTTCTCCAATAAAATAATCTTTATTGGTTAATCCAGGTAAACCAAGAATTCTAGTTGCATTGTCTAAATCACTAAGTGCTTGATTAACTTGACCTTCTAAAGCTTTTTGACCAGGGCTTCCAGGAATGGAGTTTAATGCTCCAATCATATTTCTAGACCAAGACTCAAAAGTTATCTCTGAACCTAAAGTTTTTTCTAATATCTGATCAAACCTTTGTCTATTTACTGGTATTTCTTGGCCGTTAAGGATAATGGTAGTATTATACCATTTATTTAACTCTTCAGATAATTTTTCTATTTGTTTATAATAAGGTAAACTTGCAAACTCTGGTGATTGAACTAGTGTTTCATATATGTCTGGAACTAAACCGTTTAAATAAGTAAATCGTTCCTTAGCATCTATAGATGATAAAGGACCAAGTAAATCGTTTAAATAATTTTGAACATTCCTAGTACGTTGAAAAGCACTAGAAGCAGAAATAACCCCTGTAACTGCATTTTGAGCTTCTCTAATAACATTTTCTTCAAAGTGTAATTTCATAAATTCTGAGACTTTTCCAGTAATTAATGAATCTATTTCTGGTGTTATTGCTTCTAAAACAGATGGTGGAATGTTTCTTCCTGAAGCTTCTGGATCAAGAAAAGATCCTTTTAAGTCGTCGTATATAGCTTGATAAACCATATTAGGTCCACCACCTACCGTTAGTTTAGGCATTAACTCTGAAAACTTTGGAAATCTTTCTGCAAACTGTTTTTGTTTTTCTGAGTTTGATTGGTTTAATAAAAACTCTTGAAATTCTTCTTTAGATGGAATATCATACATCTGTACTAGTAATGATTTAAAATCCAATACTAATCGCTTTCCTTTGTTTACTGAAACACCCGCTACTGTATTCGCTCTTGTTCTTTTAAACCAATCATTTTCTCTTGAAGAAGGATAGTTTGCACTATATTCTTGTTCAAACCTATCTATAACTTCTGGTGTGTCTAAACTACCTTGGTTTTCTGGTCTATCTCTAAATAAACCTAATTCTCTATTGTATCTAATTTCTTCATATGCGTTTCTAGCGGGAGTAGACAACCATTGTTTATTTTTTCTATTATTTAAAGATGTTCTCCAGTTATCTCCTGATACTGGAGTATAAATATCTTTTGTTTGCTGATCAAACTTATCCGTTTTAGCTTCTGGATCTAAACCCTCATCCGCATCAATCTCGTTAAAAATCAATTCAGCTTTTTCTATTTTATTTTTTTCGATTAAAGAACTAATTCTTGAAAAGTTATCTATACCCTTTCCAACACCACCAGCAATTTCAGACAAAGCTCCATACATGGCTGCTTCACTGGATGGTCCTACTTGTTGAGCTGCTTGACCTAATTGTACTTGACCGCCTACTATCCGTTGCTCTACAAAATTAGGAGCAGTAGGGGTAATATTTGCAGAAGGGATTGGCGATTCAAAATTAAGTAATGAATTAATATTTACCTGTGACATGTTTTATTCTTCTCCTGCGTTGCTAGATGACTTTGGGGCTGGTGTTTCAGATGTTCCACCAAAACTATTAAGTCCTACTGCTCCTATAGCTCCACCAATTTGAATAAGACCAGACAAAAAACCACCCATTTCCGCAGCACCAGAATTGCCATAAATAGGCTGTGCATCATAGTTTTGAATATTTGGCATAAATATATTTTCTGTTTGCTGACTCAGTGCATTTTGTGTTTGTCTATCAATGTTTTGTTTTTCTAATGATGCATTATATTCCATATTTTTTGCAGCTTCTAAAGCACTTAATGTTTGGTTTAAAGCTAAAGATTGCATTAATCCGCTAGATCCAGAAATACCTTTAGCAAGTAAAGCATTAACTAGAGTTCCTTGCTGTGTTCTAAGCTGTTTACTTAATTCATTTTGTTGGAATGATACGGTATTTTTTAAAGCTTGTGTAGCAAGACTTTGGTTTTCCCAAGCTGCCCGAGAAATAGCACTATTTCTTTTTAGTTGTTGTACAAAAGCCTGTGCTACTTGAAATTGTTCTCTAGCATTGTTAAAAGTTTTCTGACTGTTTGCTTGAATCCAGTTTCGATATGCTTGTTCGTTTTGTGTTCTAATAGCAGCACCTTGTGCTTGTCCACCAAAAATAGATTGTAGACCCCCAGCAATAGCTGAGCCAATTGCTAATGTTTCCATAATAGGCATTTGTTATCTCCTACCAGCCCCACTGGTTTTTTCTTGATTTAGGTTTTTGATTGGTTGCAACAACCCGTGTAGCTCCACTGGTTGGGGCATAGTCACTGGCTCTAAAGTTAGTAGCCCAGTCCTTAATGCGTTTTTCCCATTCCTTCTTCTTGATATCCTCAGATGCCTGATTGGTATCCAAAGTCATATGGGATTTGTAGAACTCTACGGCAGCAGCCAACACATCCACCCTATCGTCGTGTTTCAAGGCTCCTCGGCCTTTGTGCAACCGTGTAAGTTGTATCTGATTGTCTTGGTTTTTAATGGCCTTACGAGCTATGCATAGTCTATGCATTGCCATCACAGGTTCCAAGGTTTCGATAATTCTCAATTCTTTTTGACCCTTGACCCTGTACTCCTCAACACCTACCTTGCCACAATGCTGCATAAGATAGGGAATCAGAACCTTGGTAAACAAACCATCACCAAAGTTAGACTCTACTCTGACCAAAGGTACTTTATATTCATTTACAATCCTAGCAATCTTAGCCAAGGTGGCGTCATCATAGCCACCTTGGATACCTAGTAACTCATGAATAAAGATGGTTCCACTAAGGACTGAGGCTACACACAGGCCAGTCTCGTCGGTTCCTCTGCCACTAGGGTCTATACATAGGTGACTATGTTGATAATTAATATAATTATTACTAATATACATAGGTTCAGACACATGGTCCCCTGAGATACCAAAGTTAGGTACATCCTTCATTGCATTCTGCCCTTGCCATACAATCTTATCGGGTCCGACTTCTGAATCTAGATCCATGACTATTAGATCCCTAAGCTTTAGGGGGTAGCGATCAGCGTCAGCAAGGGATGTCACTAGCTTGTACTGCAGGGCATAGTGACTAGGGCCGATTTTAGCCCGTCTGGAGGCAAGCTCGTCCTTGCTGAACCGTTCGGGCTGTGTGGCGTCCCCTGGCTCTATATCCAATCCTAGGACCCAAGAAGCCACGTCCTCTAACTCAGCGGGCACAGACTCGTCTGGCATCTCAGCAGGGTACTTGATCATGGGATAGGATTCCTTAAGGACATTGTAGACAGAATCCTGGTAGTGTGGGGTACCTAGGAAGATTACCCTAGATCCCTTGTTTCTAATTGATTCTAGTTCTGCTAGTTTCTTAAGTAATGTTTCTTTACCAACTGGGGTTTCATTCTTACCCGCAATCTCAATGTCGTCTAGAACTACACGGTCTGCGTGTAGACCTGTGATCTGACCTGTGATACCTCGGGCAGCACAGTTCAGATCTTGTGTAAACTTGGTTCTAACCGCTAGGTTAAAACCAAGGGCATTGTCTTTATCTATATCCCTAGGTACCAGATACTGGCAATAAGGAACTACAGATAGGATCTTTCTTGCCTGAGAGACGAAGTCAATGGCCTTACCTTGAGTATTAGATAGTACTAGGAAGGTTAGATTAGGGTCCTTAAGCCATTCCCAGCTCGCAAGGCAAGCAGTAATGGTAGATTTACCAGTACCTCGTCCTGCGGCTATAATGGCGTCTGGAGGACCTTCTTGGATCTCTCGGGCTAGTTCGTACTGAATTTTGGTAGGTTCCCCAAGTCCAAGGTGCTTGAAACAAAAATACAAATGGTTTCTGAAATCATCGATAACTTCTTGGGGGACCTTCATAATCAGTATGCTGCTTTCTTAATCTTGAATGGAACGGCATCCTTCATGGCTGCCTCGACTGCTTCAATCGACTCGGTAGGAATGGTATTAACCTTATCCTTGTGATCGCTAAGGATACCGCGTACAACGGTGTAAAGTCCTGGTGTACGTCGATCTGGATCGTTTAGGTCGCTGATTAGACAGTCTAACAGCTTCTCCTGCATGTCATTTAGTTTTTCTTTCATATTAATTCTCCTTAATTAGTGGTGCAATTTCACTGACGTAAGATGGTGGAACACAATACCAACCCTCAGGAATGGTGACGGGGGCTTCTGATAAATGCCATTCCTGATTCTGTAATGTATAGATCCGAACCTTACAGTTGGGTCCCAGTCTGATTGGGCTTCCCTCCTGCACCAACACTGTTCTGTTGCCGCATCCACTCATCAATCCTAGAACCAGCGCGGCGAAGCTTAGGTATATCCACAGTGGAATCCACAGCCATCCTGCCTTGCTCAACCCTCTTAGAAAGATATTCAAACAATGCGAGGGCAATTGCCATAATGATTCTATCAAGCATTGGTTCCTGGAGTTGGGGCTGGGGCATCGGTTGGCTTGGCATCCTTGGCTAGAACCAGACCAATACCAGCAATGACTGCAGCTACGGCTGTGGTAAAGTCAGCGGTGGTGGTTGGATCTCCGTCAAACATGGCGGTTAGGACACCACCTACGGCAACGAGAATTGCACCAATACCAGCTACGGTTGTATTACGATTATTCATGGTTTCTTCCTTTCGAGTTCAATTACTCTTTGTTTAAGATCATCCAGCATCGCGCCATGCTTTGCATCATTGGATGAGATTTGAATTTGGGCTTTTACTAAGTCCTGTACGATTACTTTTAGTTCGCTTAGGTCTTTGTCTGTCTTGTCTATAAGCTGGGAACGCTTACCAATATCAACAAAAAATCCTGCTACACCTGCAGCAAGTACAAATAATTGTAAAATCTGTATGAGATCTTGTTTTTTTTCTTGTGGCATAGGTTCCCCCTTATTAAGCTAATCCATTCCAAGATGCACCTGAAAGCAAAGCTAACGATCCTTCTGTGTTCAAAACAGATACTTTAATCCATAGATCGTGTGGTAATCCCAATCGTGTAAACTTAACTGCACATTCGTTTCTACCTGCAACGGGAGAATACTTAACACCAAATTGTGTCGAAGCTCCAGAATTATAATCTGTATTGATTGTTCCAAGATGTGCACCTTGAATTTCCGTATTATTTGAATTAGAGCCTGTTGAAAAATTAAATCCAGGATCTGTTATATAAAACGACCATGGTCCTAATTCTTTGGGTTCAACCTCTGAAGGTACGGCAACAGCTGCATCTGAAGCATATCTAAATATATTGCAATAACCAATAGATTTTAATCTAGGTACACTAATACATAGATTAATAACATATTGTGCTGTACCGCTAACAGATTCAATGTGTTCATTTTGAATAAAAACTTTAATATCATTTTTATTTAAACGAGATTTTACTTTTTTACTCTGAACACTGTTGTTCCAGTTTTTTGTGTAAATCTCATTTGCAAAGTTTTTTCCTGTTCCTAGAATTTGTTCATCAATAGAATCTGAAAATCCATGCTCTAAAATGATTGAACTAGCAATAGTTGCTGAACCCGCTTTATTAAAAAATGTTGTTAGATTATCTTTAAGAACAATTCTAAAAACATATTCATCTCGTGGATCTGGAATATAGTTACTTGCTTCAGAAAAGAATTTATTGTAGTCTAAATTTAAAAGGTGCGTTCCAATGTAGGTACTAAATGCAACATTTCCTTTTATATTATAAAGATTTGGTCTATAAGGCCATGGATAATAGTTACCATGATCTCCTGTATTTAGTAAAGATGTTTGAATATCTGGATTATTAGACTGAGTAGAGAATAAACTTAAAGCTGTTATATTTCCATCACCGACACCATGAACTTGCCAATCAATATCTGCTTCATTAAAACGTGGATCCGAAAGGGCTGCGGACCACGCATTACACCAATT